CTGATTCTTTGCTTTGATCGCATTTTTTGCAATACTTCATGATTCTTGTACTCCCGATTTTCTTTTGTCTTAATCTTATGGCAACGTTTGCATAAGGTTTGTAAGTTCTTTCGTTCGTTATTTCCTCTGTCCCCGTCAATATGATCTACATCTAATAGCTTCTTATCTAATGGAACTGTAAGGCATCTCTCACAATACCCTTTTTTGGCCCTGTGAGCCCTTCTGCGGCACCTTAAACAGTTGGTCCTATACAATCTAGTACCCTTTTTAGTTAAGCCCTTTATATCGGCGTTAGAACCGCATTTACACTTCGGTACCATTTGACACCATCCATCCTATTTTGGCGGCGGGGGCGGAACACTCTTTACAGTGATCCAAGAAGCGAAGGTATTTATCACAATTATTGCAAAAGTAAATATCTCCTTTTTCTACCATGACAATAAACTTTCTACTTCATCCTTGGTAAAAATATTAGAAACTAAAGATTCGTTAGAATCTTCTTTTGTATCTTTTAAAGTATCTTTTAAAGTATCTATTAGTGTGCCACCTGTACCCTGGGTTATGGACTGTGTGTCACTAGGGTATGGACATAGTGGCGTATATGTATTAGAATCATTAAAGCGTCTTACTGACACTAGGTGTCCCTTAGACACTAGTTCATTCTTGGCACGAACAACTGACCTGATTGACAAACCAGTTTCTTTTGCTATAGTTTTATTACTTGGAAAAGAATATTCCCAAGTTTTCCAGTTAAAATGTGATCCAATCACACAGCCAGTAATTCTGGCATTAGTTGTTAGTTCTGAGGCAAATAGAGCCCTTTGGTAATCAAACTGATTCATGTTATCTCCTTTCTGGTGAGATAACTAAATTATAATGTATTATTTATCTTATGTCAAATATTATTTTTTGTCTATGAGATGAACTAGGATTTCATGCTGTCTGGCTTCAAGCCTAGAAATTTGGTCTTTAATCGATGAGCCTGAATTGGGTCTAAGTTCATTTAGATAATGCTTTACTAGCCATTTAACCATTCCTATTAGTTGTACTTGTATTAATATGATCCCGCCGATTATTGATAAGGCCATTTGTATATTGGTCATAACTGATTAAATGCCTCATCAACTGCATCTTGTCTAATTGTACGAATTATATCTAATCCATTATATGCTGATTCTGACTCTGAACTTAATTTATCTAAAAATTCAAGAAAGTTATCTTCACCAGTAGCAATTATTTGTTCAATAGCTTCTGGATGACTTGATGTTAATTTAATATTACCATCTGCTGTAGTAGTTACGTTAGGTCCAGCAATATATACTTCAACTGTTGCATCACAATCTATATCTAATTCAGAAATTAAAGTTTCCTGTCCTGCATTCCCGCCCATATTTTTAATAGAAGCAGCCACATAATCTGTTGCTTGTCTACTTACGTCAATGTCAAATGTTGGCACTAAATAGCTCCAGCAATTATAATTGCACGGTATCTATATCCTGCCTTTAATCCCATTGGGCCAAGTACTGGTGCAGTTTGAATTATTTGCCATTCGCCATTAGTATAAATTTGATCATTGTTTGCATCAACTATATTTTTTACATAAGAATTAATTTGCATTTTAGTTTGGCTTTCTATAACTAATTCACCAAGCAAATTTACTGATAATGACATAGCTACTGGAGATGGAGTTGTATTATAAACTCTATTACTTATAGTTCCGTCCGCTGATGTTACTAATGTATATCCATAATAGTCTCCTGTGTATGAATATTGCTTGGTTGTATTTGCTTTCATTAAATCTTTCTCCAGTCGATTCTACGAGGCAACTGGAACATCTTTCCAGTATGTAAACTGCGTGGTTTCTTAAATGATAATCCCTTTGCAGCCATAACAGCAAGTGGAGCTATCCAAGGAGCTGACATTTTAGTATCATAATTCTGTGTTGAATCACCAGATCCAACAGATGTTGATGCTATTTGAGAATAGACTACATCTTCATTATCAAGCATGTAGGCTGATTGGTAAGCAGTCATCTTATCTAATATCAGTAAGTCAGATGGGTTTGGAATATCAATTTCATCTTTACCTACAAATATTTCAATAATTGCTTGTGCTCTTTTAACTACATCAAGGCTAACGTCTTTATTTGTGTATGTCTTTACGCTATTAACTGTGCTAAACATTATCTATTCACCCTTCCTAACTCACGTACTCTAAGTGTATGTGTTGTTGTAAAATCTAATCTTCCTGTCCCGCTCAATTTAAGCTGGAATACATAATCTCCAGGTTCATCGAAAAGGCTTCTATCTGTAGGCCATCTAAATATGATGTTTCCTACTACTTTATTGCTTGTATCTAAAACTGATCCGCTTAGATCAATTGTTTCATTAATGCTTCCTATCAAAATCGCTTCTATTGTTGTATAGCCAGAGAGGTTCATGTCAGCACCACTCTGATCTTTAACTTGAATAGATAGAGGCCTGGCAGGAATTTGGTCTATCCAGTATTGACTAATCATTTGATTGCGTCCTCTCTTATATATAGTATTGGGTCTTCGTGCATTATGTATAGAACAATATCGTCTTCTGCAGATTTAATTATTCTAATATTTGTTTGTAGGCTTGCAGATGCTGTTGCTACTCCAGGATCAATTCTCTTTCCAAGATTAACAAGTTGTGCTGTTGCATACATTGGTACTGGAGCAAATGTACGTGCTCCAGAATTATAAGTTGTTTCTGCAATTGTAGCGGATGCTACTGCTGCTTGAGCATTTATAGAGGCAACCTTGTATCCAGAAACTGTTGGTTGTGGCATTTCTCCAATTGCTGTTAGTGCTGATGGGCGTTGTGGAAGCACATCATATTCTAATCTTTCTGATAACCACCACATACCACGAGTATTTATGCTTGGGATAAATCTTAAGTATGTTGGGTATAAGTTACCCCATGAAAGGTTATATGCAGGGAAAGAACTTGTAGATGTAGACTTTCTATTTCTTCTTGTTTTTCCAGAAACCCTGCCATTTACTACACCATCTGCTGTATCAACATCTTGGTTATCACTTTGATTTCCATAAGGACTTAATACACCTAGAATATTAGTGCCATCATAAGACCAGTATTTTCTCTTGTTGTATTCATTTTGAGTTATTTGTCCTAGCTCAAGTCTTCTATCTAAGTTGTCAGCATCTGCTTTATACTCTACTCTTTGGCTCTGACTAATTAAACCATTGTTATAGGCAAGATCAATTTCAGCGTCAGTCTTTAGCTCATAAAGTGCATATTCTCTAGCAGTAGTATGCTTTTTATTTACAGCTGCAGTAAATGAATTTGATAGCAATTCTGTAAATGATATAAATACCTTTGCGCCAATTTGCTTTCCATTAACTAGAGTTCCTGGTTCTACAGCAATAGTTGTTGCGTAGTTTGCATATGGGTTAGCAAGTTCTGTTATTCCGTGTCTGTATGTAGAATCAAATGCTGTAATTACTTTACCAGCCTTAATCTTATTAAACGGAACCGCTGCATAATAACTTGCAGTTTCACGTTCATCTGCAATTATAAACTTGTCTCCAACTGCTAAACCATTTGGTTTATATTCATAACGATCCCACCAGCGTTCAAGTCCTCCATATTCTCTATTTCCATCAACATTATAGAAAATATGATCTGTCCAAATATATGATGGATCATCTGTTAATCCTGGTAGAGTATTAACAACTCTATGATAGTTATTCTTATAAGTATCATTGTAATAATCTAATGGGAATCCTCCAGCAAAATTCTTATCTGGATAATCCAATGCTGGTAATCCAACATTTAATGGGTCTCCAGCCTTCTTTGGAGCATATGTATCTCCACCACCAACAGGTCCGCCAACACCATCTAGATCTGAAACCTTCTCATATCCTTCAATAAATCCTAGGTCAATTGCAAGTTGTGGGTTTGTAATAAATAGAGATATTCCAGTGTCAACTGCATCTCTTAATGATTTTAAGAAGTTCTCATAAAGATATTTATCTTGAATATTAAAGTATGTGTCAGCAACACCAAGAGATGTTGTTCCATATACATCTCTTTCGCCTGATTGATCTGGATAGTTTCTGAAACAAATCATATCGAATTGTGACAAATCTTTAAGGTCATTCATAACATCAAGATATCTATAGTTATCTGTAACTGGATCTACATAAACTACACCTCTAGTAGTTCCGCTCTTAACAATTCCATCTTTAATAAGTGGGTGCTTCCAAGAAGTATCTATAGTTAATCCATCGTCTAGGAATGTATAGGCTAAATCAGAATGTCCAGTTACTGGCAATGGGAAAATATCCCAGTCATAAAACTTATCTGGCATATTCTTGGCCCATGTTGTAAGTCCAAAGAATGTATCTTGGTCTAGATCATCTTGTATTCCTTGATCAGCATTTGTTAGTGCATATTCAGATAATCTAAATGGGTTACTAAAGTTTTGTCTGTAGAATCCGCTAGACGGACTAAAGGTTGGCCAGAAGTAAAGCATAAGAGCACGACCACGATTTCCTCGTGCTTTATTATTAGGAGTTATTGTAGCTGCAGCAGTTGCTGATGTTGCCTCAAATGGTATATGGTTAATAGCGGCCCAGTAATTAAGTGCTACTTCTCTTTCTTGTACTAATGAAACTGCATTTATTGATATTCCAGAGATAAAGAAGTCTGATGCAACTGTTGCTTCACCTGAGTTTGCACCAATGTAAGATGGTCTAAACATTCCAATACCATAACGCTGAATGTCTAACTGACCATCAATCCAAATTTGTGTTCTTCCATTTTGAAGAGCATTTGGTTGGTCAGCCTGTACATTCTGAATAATAATATGATGCCATTCTCCATCAGCAATATTCTTATTGCCTAAAAGTAATGGTGTTCTAGATAAAGCTTCTGATAATGATCCGCCGTATCCATAAGTTGTTGTCCATGCTAGTTTACCATCTTTAAGATAAATAGCATCATAACCAACAGATGATGTTCCTGAGAACTCACCCTTAAATAATACTTGATTAGATTTTGTAGTCTTGATCATTGTTTCAAGAGTAAATCCTGGATAGCGTGTATTTGTTACTGATCCTAGGAATGAAATGTTTCTGATGTTGATTGCTTTTCTATTTTGAGCATCAAGATATCCAACAATTCCTGCTGGAATTGGAGAAGCATTTTCATTTATTGCTGGATCTGCAAAGAATTTATTTGTTACTACAGATTGAATACCAGTTGCTTCGTCATATCCGCTTTCAGCAAGATAAGAAGATTTAGACAGATTGCTTGATTGTGTAAAGAAATGTAAGAATCCAAAGTCAGCACTATTTGTTGTTTGTTTATCAAGATTATAAAGTCTATTAAACCATAGGTCATCAAATAATGTAAAGTATGCAGGTGGTATTGGCATCATTGCTTTTGCATTTAATGATTGGGGTTTAATTAATGCACCCTGAGTTGTTGCAAGTCCTGGTTGAACCATTTCTGCTGAAATTGTAAATGGAGAAGCATTCCATACCCCAGGAAGTCTTGCTTTTCCTTCTGGGAATGATGCTGATGCATTCATATGTAATGCGCCGACTATTCCACCAGCTGATGCAGCTGGATTTTCTGCTGTTGCTGATGCTGTCATTACTGCTGCCGCATTATTTGTATTCTTTGTTGCTTCAAAGTTAGGCATTTGGAACATAGCCTCTAAGGTCATAGGTGCTATTATTGGGGCAATTGTATCAAGTTGAGATGGATCTACAAACAATGCAGTTCCTGTTGATACGCCTGGATTTATCGTTGTTCCAGTTCCCGCTGAATTAGTTGGTTGAACCATAAGTGAAGATGCTATAAATGCACCATCAATATTTAACAATCTGTAAAGTTCAAATATTTGTGCTGCACTTAATGAAGTTGACATAACTGCAAATTCATCTATGTGTAAAGCCTTTGAGGTTGCACCTTGTGAATTAAATTTGCCTTCAGCAGAAATACCATATGTAGCAGCATCTGATAAAGTAGTTCCAGCAGTAGACATAGTTGCTACTTGCTTTCCATCTAGATAAAGTTTAAATGAACTTCCATCTCTAACACCAACCGCATGGTGATATAGGTTATCGCATACATTTATAGTAGTAGTAAGGGAATCTGTATCTGTTCCGCCAAATCCTTGATTGATTCTAGCCTCAAGGTAACCGTTTGTACCGCCAATTGAAAGAGTAATACCAGATCCAAGGAAACCATACATACCCATAGATCCAATAATTTGTTCAAAGTTTACTGTTGATTCTGCTTTAAATACTGCAGACATTGTTTGGTGATTTCCGCTTGAGAAAGTTCCACTAGAATAAGAATAATCACCCTGAATATAAGTATCAGCATTTGTAAATTTGTAAGCATATGTATTTTGAGTTGGTTGTAAATAAGTTATATTTGTTCCATTTTTACCTACAGATAATGTTCCGCCTGATCCATAGTTAGTTGGTGTTCCAGATGCTTCATTTAATCTAAATGCAATTTTAGGTGAATATGTATCAATCTTTTCTTGATATTGATTAGTAAATCTTGCTGTAGCTGGAATAATTTTTGCAGTTCCTTGAATTGGAACGGCTGCAGCAGTAATCATGGCTGCTCTTTCAGTTGATCCTATTGAATCATATCCAGTAATCCACATATTAGAGATATAGCCATACTTATTATTAGTTCCAGTATCTGGAGTTTTACCTAATGTCATACTGGCAATACCTGATGGCCAATGATTACCATTAGCAGCAGTGGTTACTTCTGTTCCATTATCTAAAGATATAGCAATTTGGTTATTAGTATCTGATGCTCTAGCTTGGATTAAGTGCCAATTCCCATCTAATACGTTAGTAGTAGCTGTTGCAGTACGAAGTTGAGTTCCATTTGCTGCAAAAACTGGATATCCATTAGTGTCAATTAATACTTGATAATAATCGGTTGAAAAAGGATTAGTAAAAAGAACTAGGGTTGTATTTTTTGCACCAAAACCAGATTCTCCCTTAAACCACATACCAATAGAAAATTCATTATCTGTAATTTCTGTTGAATAAGGTTGATTAACTCCAAAAGCTAATGTTACTGAGTTACCGACTTCAGCTTTAATCTTTAATGCACCAGAGCCTTGAATACCATCTTGTGGGACGTTTATTGATGCGCCATTAAATGCCCATGCTGTTGCAGCATCTCCGCCAGATCCATAGTTATGAATCTTACCTATTTCATCAAACTTGTACCATTGTTCAAATGACCGTCCTGCTAAATATGTATCCAACATTGTTGGGAAATTTATTGTATTAAATGATGGTTGTGCAAATAATGAAGATGCGGTCATTACTGATGCTGTATTGTTTGGATTCCGAACTGCTGTAATTGCAGGCATTGGCAATAATGCAGATGCTGTAAGTGTTGTTGATACTGATGTAGCATTATATGCTGAATCGTAGTTATTAAATACCTCAGTTGCTGTTAATGTTTGACCATATATAGCAAGTTCATCAAAGTCACATTTTGCGTTTTCTACAATGTGACGCATAGATGTTGTATCTATTGTAAAGCTATTTGGAATATTTGGACTAGTTTGTGTTGTGTGTAAAGATCCATCAATATAAAGTTTAACTTCAGATGGAGAAAATGTTACAACTATATGATGCCATTCCATATCTGTAACAGCATTAGAAACCATATCATATGCAGGATATCCTGAACCGCCTTTAAATTGGAATGTATATTTAGCAGTAGATTTAACATAATAAATAGCTAAGTATTTAGAAGTTCCGTCTCCCCAGTTAAAAAGATATTGAGGAATGCTATTTGATGTTGTTTCAAGTTCCTTGTGCCAAAATTCTATAGAAAATGTTCTATCGTCAAATAAATCACCAGATGCTATTGCGCTAAATTTATAATATTTTACATTATTAAATGATACACAATTACTAACAATTCCAGTATTGCCTAAAGTTGGAGATGCCCCAGAACCAATAAGTGACAATGAGTTAGAAAGGGATCCAGAGTTTCCTGGCGTTCCAGTTGTTTCATTAAATTTATACCAAAGTTTTGGGTTTAGCGCTGATACATTATCGTAATATGCCATAAAAATAGGCTGCGGTTAGGCAGCCTTGACTCCAATCAAAATTTTGTCTGCTGGGATTGATGAAATACTTCCGCCGTTAATTGTAATGATAGGAGTAAAGGAGAGATCGGAGACCACTGGAGAAAATATGTTTCCAGAAAGTATCTCGACAATGGTCTGGGACTCAACTAATATGCAAGATGCATTTAGTACGCCGACCTCTACCTTTACGTCCATTAGCGTGTTACCTTACGCTACAGTGATTCGAACAATACCAGTCGAATCCCATGTGATTGTAAAGTTACCATTGGTTGAAGACTGGTCTGAACCGAAGTCTACATATCCAATTAGGGGTGAAGTGCTTGATGTACCAGTTGAATCATAAACAATTGCATAACGTGCTGTGATTGTTGAAGACGCCCAAGTGGTGTCTGCAGCATCAAGAACAATTACGTTGTTTGCTGAATCGTAGGTCGCTGTCTTTGAAGCAAGTGTATTACCACCAGCTGTATAACCAGTTCCTGAAACTTCGTATGTTGATACGTCGTTAAAGTAATCATGTGCGTCCTGATCTGGAGTGTAAGAAGATGAAACGAGAGCTACCTTAATAGTGTCTGTATCGAAGTCAACTTCTTTGTTAAGGGCTTTAAGAATAAAGTTACCATATAATTTGCTTGGCATTAGTTATCCCCCTTACGCTGACGCTGTCTTCTCAAGTACTGCAAAGCCTTCGGCTCTTGCAATATCAAATGCACGACGTGCACGAACCTTGAGTAGAACGCCATCTGTATCGAATTTAGCATCTTTAGAAACCATTGACTCAATACCAGCACGAACACCGTTGATCATAAGATCAGTGTTACCTGCAATAAGAAGTGCGTTTCCTGATGGAGTAGCAGAAGCTGCTGCACCTGTCATTGCACCTGTTGAGATAGTTAATGGGTATCCGAATAGTGTGCCTGTTGTAGGACCTAGTGGATCTTGAAGAATTGGGCGGTTTTGGCTATCAACCAAACCACGTAGAGTTGCTAGAAGCTGTGGGTGAGCGATGAATACTGTCTTTGACGGATCAAAGTATGCAGAATCTTCAATCTTTGATAGGATCTGATTTAGATCATCAAATGTGATTGCTCCAGCTGATTGAATGCGGTTTGAAGCTGAGTTATATTGTGATACTGCACGGTACACAGATGTGTATGGTGCTGCGTCTGTTCCTGCTGCTGCAGCTGTTACGCCTAAGCATGCGTTGTCAAACTTCTTTGCCCAGTTAGTTGCCCACTGAGTCTTGTATGTGTTTAGTACATCTAGGAATGAATCGTTTAGATCTTCTTCTGAGATGTGCATGATCTTTGCCCATTTACGAGCTGTTAGTGTAATGTCGTCGATTGTTACATCTGATTCACCGATTGTAGCGCCTTCTGCATAAACAACAGGAGCGTCACCAACGAAGCGTGGAACACGCTTTATTGATGTAGCCATTGGCTCACGACGAGCAAGCTTTTCAACTGCAGAGTTCTGCAGTGCTGCTTGTACGACGGTTGAGCTGTGCTCTTCAACGATATAACCATTGGCGACTGTTAATTCTGTTCTTGCCATAGTAGTTTTATCCTTTTCTTATTAGTTAGATTTTTGTTTGCTTGAGAGTAATATATTCGTCCGAATAATATTAGATTCGCAAGCCTAAACGTCCATCTAGCTTGCATAATCTAAGTATACCGTATTTTAATTACCTAGTACATATTTTGCTTGTAATTCTGAGGCTGAAAGAGGGGAATCTACAGTTGTAGACACTCCAGAGTCAGCTTTACCTGCGACTATCATCTTTGGGTCAAATAACTCTGGAAAATCAGTTTTAAGTGATTCCAATTGTATATCTAATCCATTAATTTCAAAATCATCAGTTAATTCAATTTCTGAAGTCTTAATATACTTCAAAAGTTTGTCTGCATTTGGAACACCATTATCCATAAGAGATCTAATTATCTTATCATTCTTTAATTTAGTCTGAATAAGACTTGCCTTCTCTTTTGTAGCAACAATTTCTTGTTCTATGGCTTCTTTCTCTGTCCTGAACTTTTTAGCGTCCGCTTTTGCTCGATCCAAAGCTGCCAATACTGCTACTGGGTCTTTGATTTCTACGGACGTACCATCCATATTTTCCATTTATTTCTCCTTATGCTTGATTATCTTGAGCCGTCTGCTCAAGTGCAAGGTTGTTCATGTTTATTACTTCAGATGTTGGATTAGAATCTAATCCAGGTGTATTTGTTACATTTTCAGCAACAATTGCATCTGCTATTTCTGGGTCATATCCAGCTTCAACAAGAATCTGGCGTAGATTAACTCCAACGCTCTTCTTGCGAACTGCTATATCCCAATTGTCTAATGAGTCAACAGACTCAGCATTTTCCCATTTGATTTCAACATCTGCAGGAATTCCTTCGATCTTGAACATGTATTTGAATAAATCTCTCCATGTTGAGCCAAGAGCAAGTTGACGATTAAGTACTTTCTTAAATAATGGTGCTTCAGCAACACGCAATGCTTGACCTGAAGGAATATTTGAACCCTTTAGGAAGTAATGGTTTGGTGTTGATGTAATAGATGCCATTGCATTTACATATTCCATTACTGGAGCTGTAAAAATGCTTGGATCTGCCGCTGGGAATTGTCCAACTGAAGATACACCTTGTAGGTACCAAAGTTCTCCTGGACCATTTTGCAATGAACCAATGTTCTCTCTGGCTGTATCATCATCTGAGAAGTCATCAAATTCGTTTGAATTACCACCAGAAGATAATGCATATCTTTGTGGTGCTCCCTGATAGTCAACAGTTAGCATATGAGTTGATATTAGCTTGTTGATAGCATCTTGTGGGCCAAAAGCATCTGCATGCTCTGGACGACCGAATGGCTTGTGTGTGCGGAAGTGGAATACAGGACATTCATTCCATGGATTAGGAACAACCTCTACTGCAGTCATATTCATGCTTACTGACATTGTGTCTAATTCGCCATATGCCATATATTTCTCAATACGGTCTGGATAATAAAGATTCATCTTGATCATCTTTGTTGTTCCATCATTTACTTGCCATAATTTAGCTGCAAAGTCCTTTTGGCGTGGATTCTCTTGGTTATAAACAACGCATGTATTCATTGGCGAGTTATAATCAATTGATAATGTTCCATCCATATCTGGCCACACAATAGCATATGAATCACCATATACAAGTGCGTTTCTATGAATTTCGTTAATATCTAGCTTTAAATCTGTTTGATCCCAGATTGTATCGATATATTTTTCTGCTTGTGCATCTCCTGCTAGGATTTGCT